CCATCATTTTTACATAAACTGTAGTACCTACTGATTCGTAACTGTCTAACTGAGTATCAATATCAGAACCATCAAGAGTCTCAACCCAAGTAGCATTATCATTACTAAAAGCTACTGGGTAAGCATATCGTTTATGAAAAGAAGGTCTTCTTTCTGTGAATTTAAACTCTGGGTCATCTGTTGGTTTCTTCGATAGTTTTGATACCATTCTGAAAAAAGGGTCTGAAGCTATTTGTAGTTCAGAAACTCTATCTCCAAAATTGTATTTTCTACGAAGAGCACCAGTAGATAGGTCAGTTCCAAGTCTAGAACCAGCCGCTCCACTAGCTACATCACCAGTTGACTCGAGCGAAAATAAGTCAGCCATTTTGACTTCTCCTTATATTAAGTTAAGGCATTGACTAAAACCGATTAGCCAAATGCAGAATCAAGATGCTTATCTATACCTAATATACTATCAAAGATTTGGTCTTCTTGTGATGTTTCAATTGTTTCGCTACCAGAAGTTGCTAAAGATTGAGGACGCTGATTTACGTCTTTCATTTGTTTAGCTACTTGAGTACTAGCATCGCGAGCGATATTTGTTTCCCTAGACTCTCTATTCTTTAGATAATAAATATCGTCAAGAGATAGTTTTTTGCTTTTAGCAAAAGATGTAAAATCATTCCATTCGTCATCATCCATATTCATTCTTTGACGAAAATCTGATTCTTGATTTAATCTTTTGTTTTCAGCTTTTTGACTGTTTAAAGCATTATTAAGTCGTTTTTGAACGACTCCATCAATAGTTCCTTGTAATACTTTTGCAGAATCTGAGTTAGGACTTGACACCGCTTCGTCTGGGTCAAATACAAAATCATCATCAAGTTTGAGCTGTTCTTTCATACTTTTAGGTGCTTGACCACCATCTTCAAAATAATTTCTCACATGAGTAATTAAATTGGGGTCGTCTTTCATAGCATCTATGATTGGTACATAAGGTTCAAGTTCGTTCAAACGACTGCTAAGTCGTTTTCCCTCTTTACTTGAATCAGAGTACCTTTTTCTCAAAGTCTCAACATCGTCTTGACTCTGAGTTTCCTGAACTTCGCCCTTACTGTTCTGAGGTGTGTTATTACCCGCAGCAGATGTTACAGAAGTATCAATTTCTTCATTATCGAGTATTCCATTATTTACATCTTTATCTAGCTCATCAAAAAAATTATCATTTTGAGGTAGTTCAGATGTGGATTCTTCGAGGTTATTAGAATTATCTAATAAGTTGTCTTGGTTTTCCATACTCTTATATTTCCTTTGTTTTTAAGTTAATAAAACTTTTGTATAAATTTCAATTTATTTTTTTTCAGAATTTCTTACATCATTAACAACTTGTTGCATATCAGAATCCATCTTTTTCTTTGTATTGTTAAATTCAGTTTTCATTAAATTCCTAAATAATTTTTGTTGAGCTTGAGTTTCTAATATACTCTTTTCTTTATCTAGGCTTCCAGTACGAACCCTATCTTTTATACCAGCTTGTATTAATTGTCTTTCTAATGTTTCAATAGTTCCATCTTTATCTTTCATAGCATTTTCCATTTGCTCTAAGCGACTTTGTAATTCAGAATAAAGAGATTTTCTTTCTAGTAATTTCTTTTTTCCTCGTATATCAGTTTCAGCAACCATAGCGACATCATCAATAAGACCAGATTGAAACCATCTAAAATATTCTTCTAGTAAAGCCCATCTATTTACTGGCATTGTAGCCCCAGCTACTATTCTAACATCAAATTTTGCAGATGCATAATCCATCCATTTACTAACAGCTTCTCCATAATCATTATAAACTGGGATATTTATTCTTACTTCTTTTTCTTCTATATCAGGAGATTGACCAGCTTCTGGCTGAACTATTCTAAATACTTTATCTATTTTATAAGTATTTTGAGCAATTTCTTTAAATACTCTCCCAAGATGTTCAAGAGCTGGTTCTACAGTATTTCCCATCCAAGCTTTAATTCTTCTTGTTCCATACTCATCATTAGCTAATAAACCCCTATAAGTTTCTGGTTGAGACCTTGCAATTCCCATCATAGATGAATGGATACCAGCTATGTATTCTACATCTTGCTTTCCTTCTTGACTTACAGTATAAAAAGCATTATTAATAGAAGCAGGTAAGACAGGAGTAGGAGGATTAAACCCCTGTCTATATTTTAATAAAGCACCTGGGGCAGAAGCATATTGTTCCCACTCCCCCTCTGGCACAGAACCTTCTTCATACAACCATCTTAAATTAGAAGCAAGATTTGCATTATGAAGCATAATTTGGTGAGCTTTATTTATTTCCTGCTGTTTACCAATTAACGGGGTGACTGCACTCATTGGATAGGGAGTCCCAGTATATGTATAAGGAATCGGAACAATGGGATATTCCGTTTGTTGTAACATATACTCATATAAGAATACGTCATCCCCGACACTACAAATAACTTTTATTCTAGTTTCATGAAAATCAATAGCCTCAACAACATTTGAAGCTATTTTATTATTTTTCATTAACAGAATGTATTCTTTTTTAGTAATAATTTTTTGTTCAATTTTTGTAGCTTTATCTTGAGCTATAGACATCAATTCTCTTCTTTTTTCATCTATAGCTTGTTCAGTCATTTGCTGAGCACGTTCTAATTCAAGCTTTGCTCTTTCTTCTATAATTTGACCAGATTGTAAAGATTCTTGAATTTGTTTTTGTTTCTCTAACAATTGAACTTCTGTTTCTTTTTGAAATTCTTCTAATTGTATAGAAACGACTCTATTTATTTCTTCTAGTTCTTCATTTGTAGGAGGAATTTTAATAAACAAATTAACATAAGGAATTTTTACTTTTTTATAACATTCATAATATGAAAGTATTTGCTCATCTTCAGCTTCTGGATTAACACTATTTGTTATATCTTCAGATTGTATATTATCAGAAATACCAGTATCTCTTTTTGAATATGTTACAATCTCAGCTTCCCCAGATGCATTCATAATTTTATTTTTATGTTTTGGGAATAAATTTATTAATTGAGTCTTTGAAAGATTTTTTCTAATTAAAACAAAATTTGCATCTTTAAATAAAAAATCTCTACTCATTGGGTCTACAAAAACATCATAAGGGTCTATTCTTTTAAATACAACTTCTCCTTTACCTAAATCTGCATCTCTATCAACATCTACAAGAAAATAACCAACACCTTTAGTTAAGCTATCGAGAATAATTTGACCATATAAAGATTTACCATTTGACAAGTACCAACAATAATCAGCTATATCAGAGTGGACTTGAGCAATATCGGTATCACTTCCTTCTACTCCAACTGCTTTCCATCTAGGATTGTTAGCAGTAACAAAGTATTTCATTGTTTCTATAATAGGAGTTACTCTATTAATAGTAAATGTTGGCATTCCTGCTTCTTCTAATGCCTCTTGCTCTTCTTGAGTTAATTGTTCATTAAGATAAAAATCGTAAGATTTCTGACTTATAGATTGCCATCTTACTCTATGTGAATTATTTGACCTATCCCACAATTGTTTATTTATCTGAGCTTTTTCTTTTTGACTAGCCATTAAAATACTCCCTAATTTATTTTTTTTATAGTGTCAATAATACTATCTTCAATAGAAGGTCTTCTTATGTCCTGAGTAATAGCTTTTGACATAGTAGACTTAACTGTTGAATAATCACCAAATCTTTTATTTAAAGATTGCCCAGGTTTTTTTAAATATTTATTAACTATATTCCCAACATTTTTATACTTATCCATATTAAGCGAACCCCATCCTTTTTCTGGTTCATGAAAATGAAATTTCTTATCAGCTCCTCTAAAACCTAATAATTCACCTTTGTCGTTATATAATAATGGTTTTGTAGGATGAGCATAAAATAATTCTTTACTTTTATTATCTACATACCCTGAATACATAGTACCTGAATCAGAATGAGCAAAAAAACTTTTTCTCCAATCTCTTGATTCATTGTCGTGTATTCCTGCCATAATGTTTTTTAATCTATTAATTCTACATGGACTAAATCGTCAAAAGAATTATCTTTGGTTTCTCCATCAGAATCCCAGTCTCCGCCCCAACGAACTTTAGTATTTAATTGTTTTGCTATCCCTCTTATCATTCCACCCATATAATGGAATCGGTCTCTATCATTCCAATCAATAGGATATGGAGCGAGGTCTACAGCTTTTCCTTCAATATGTTTGCTAAACTTTGTTTTAGTTTTGCCTTCTTCTAATAACTTGTTCTGACGTTGCTCGCTCCGTAGCCCTTCAATTATAGTTACATCCATTATTTTAATAAGTTCATTTAAAACATTAATTAATTTAGTATCTACACCTTTTAAACGACTTCTACTTTTTTTACCAAATTTAGCCATAATTACCTTTTTTTGTTTAAGCTACTATCCATTTTTTAGCTTTACGTTTTGGAACGTACCAAGATTTACTATCTTCACTCTTTTTCACATTCGGTGGAAATGCATGAAGTTGAGCATAATAAAGGGTTTCAACAGTATCATCATGTGCCATTCTCGGTCCGAATGTAACAATTTCATTTATTAAATCAAACATATTATCTCTAACGTATATTGTCCCCATACTAAAACGACCAGATAAGCCAGAATATATTCTATTTATTTTTTGAGTTCCCCCAGGTTTTTCTGGTATTACAGCAATATCAAAACGATTTGCTCTTCTTCTTTCATCATTTAATGCTTGGAAAACACTTCTATTCATAGCTACGTCTTCAACTGTAGATGATATACAATTATATTTTTGATGCATTTCTAATATATAATCTACTACTCCTTTTCTACCAATTGTTTTACCACTTAAATCTTTTTGACCGATTGTTGGTATAGAACGATGACGTTCATATTCTAACACATAAAGATTATTTTCTGAATCAATCGCAATAGCCATGATGACAGAAAAGTCAGACTCTTTAGTATTAATATCAGTAGCGGGGTCACAACCAATAAAACAATTAACTGGAATTTGTTCCCCACCGATAACAATAAAATTTTGATTTGTTTCTTTATCATGTTGGTAATACCCTTCCCAATTTTTTATATGTTCTCTTCCCCATAAAGAGTCTTCAAGACTTTGAACTTCCATCATATATTCTTGATAAAATTTTGAAGATTGCCCAGAATCTTGATAGAATTTTTTCTTTTCTTCTAATTTTGAAGTAGGAAAAAAAGAAGCCCACAAGGGTTCTCCTGAAGGAAGAATAGCTTTATAAGTAACTATTTCCCAAGCAAATTCTTTATTCGCTTTTTTAGCTCTTGCATAATTAGTAAGAAGATTATTAATAAAGCTATCAAAATGTACGGGAGTACCATTAACACGAAGCCTACCAGTATGAGGCTCGATAGCAGGATATACGACGGCAGTAACAAGATTAGCATTTTTATCCCTAGCTTCACTTGTAATAGTATTTGCCTCATGCTCGAAGTCATCAAGAACAATAAGGTCGTATCTTTTGTGGAGTTTTGCTCCTCCTCTGATTCCTGCGACGTTACTTTTTGAAATAAGTTTACATCCATTTGTTAGCTCTATATCTTCCTCTGTCCATTTCGGTCCACGTAATTTACCAAAGTAGTACAGAAATCTATCATTAAACTCAAGATGATGTTTAATGTAATCCATGTTTCCAACTGAAAGTTTTTGTGTAGCTGATACCCAAGCATAAAAATGCATATCATCTTTAGGGCAAAAAACAAAGTCTTTAAGAATAGACGCTTTAGTAAGAACTGTTTTACCATGTCCTCTTGGTAAAATAATAGCTAATTGCTTACAATCTTTATTGTCAATATGGTCAGCAAGTTCGTAGTGAAAAAATGGTGTCTCACTTCTCATAAAATCGTCTGGTAAGAATAGCTTACCAAAAGCAATTAAATCAGTATAAGCTAGTTTTAAAGCTTCTTCTGCTTGACTTACGTTTTGTGTATTTATGTTTGCCATTTAAAGAATAATTTTACTTTTCTTTTTATTTTTAATATTTAATTGATTATTAATTTTATCATTTGCTATTGTCTCAATAGCTATTATATCATCTTCTGTAAGTCCTATTTCTTCAGATAATTGTCTAAGAATTACTGCAATAATTTCAGAATCTTTTTTTGTCCCAGATGGATTATATAAATTACTTTGAAGTATTAATAGCCCAGAAAACCAAGTTATATCTGCTAATAACTCAACAACTTTATCTTTATTCATTATTCTTCCTCACTAGATGTTATTTGTTGTATAGGAGGTTTAAGGGATTCTCTATCAGCACTCTCTATTTGTTCTGGTGAAAATCCTTGAAACATTCCTATCACTCCCATTTCTCTTTGTTTAACAGTTGTACCAGTAGTACCTATAATCTTACCTATTTCTTTGACAGATTGTAAAGTAATATTATCATCCTCACTATATTCAGCAAGATGTTTAAGTTTCCTTAGTACAAATTGATGGTCTAATCCATTTTCTTTAGCAACATCCATCACACTCTTTTCTATTTCTTTCACTATTCTCTCCTGTTTTAAAAGTATTACAGCTTTTCTTTTAGCTGATTTATCATTTTGTTCTCCAAAAGCATCCATATAAGCTTTGACTGGTCCATGTCCAGCAACGATACTTGTAGTAAATATCTTTTCTTTTTTTGTCGGAATTTTTCTTTTTTTTACATTATTTTTTTTCCCAATAGTTTTTGAAAATGTGTACCTGTTCTTATGTGCGGAAAAATCTGTGTCCATTTTTGTATTGTTATTCATTAAAAAAGTTCCAACTACTGTCCTACACCAACCTTTTGAATATTTATAATTTTTTCTATCATTAGGATGATTTATTGTTGATACTTTTAGAAGTTGAACTATGTTATCATCATCAGACAAGACCCAATCTTTTTCTTTTCCATTTCTCCAATCTTCTACAACTTTCGGAACTGGAATCATTTTTGATAAATAATATTCTCTAAACTCATCCCTGCTTTCAAATACATAATGCTTTTTACTATTTATTAATTGGTATTTCATTTTTCTATATTTTCTAATTGCAATATTAAATCATCAATAAGACCTAAAACTGTTTCATGAACAATGTAATTATTTCCATCTATATTTATTTCTCTGTATGAATCTTTTTCATTGTATTGAGTAGCCAATGATATTTCTTCAAGTATAGCTTCTTGAAGCTTTAATGGTAACCCTTCTAATAGTTTTAATGACTTTGCCATATTTTTTCCTTGTAATATTAATACGTTTAATATATTTTTAAAATATTATATATATTATATATATATATATATTATATATTATTATATATATACTTTTTCTTTTCTTTGGTTCTTTCTTTTCTTTTTACTTTTTTCTTTATAAAACATACAAAATATTATTCTACAATTAGTACTATTTTCTCCCCATGATTTTTTTGGATATTTAGAATGAAAAACATTTGAAGGATATGTTATTAATCTATCAGCATCTCCAGATATAACAAAATCTATATCCCAGTTAATTAAATTATTAGAATCTTCTAGTATTAATCTATCAAATTCTTCATCTGATATATCTGGACAGTATCTACCATATTTTTTATGTTTCCAAATTGCAGTACCATTAAGTATTTTATTATTTGATGATATATAATATACACAAGCATTAGTTGGTTTTTCTTTAAAAATATTTATATCGCAATGTATTCTCCAGTCAGTATCTAATTTATTTGTAGCAATTCTATAATAACTAAATATTGGTTTTATTTTTTTATTACTAGATTCTAAATGCCTTACTATTGGTTCTTCAACTATTCCCACATTATTTACATCGCAATAAAAGTTTTTATCACCAACTTTATAATTTTTATAATTAGCATCATTCTTGCAATAATTTAATACTTCAGAATGAAATTTTTCTCCAAATACATTATCTTCAATTGTAATCACTATCAAAAGTAATGCTATGCCCATGTGGTTGTCAAGAGTAATTACAAAATGATATAGGGTATATACTCGCCCCCTATACCCCCAAAGTCGTTTTTCACAATAACAAAAGAGGTTAAAAAATGAAACTATTACTAATCAAATTACCAGTTAAGCAAGAAGTCAACGGTGAAATCTTTGAGGCTGAGTCAACATTCCAGTTGAACATGGAGCCTAGAGGTGACAAGATTGATGTACACTTTTGGAAACCATCAATCCAAGAGAATGGCAAGCACTTCTTAACAATCAAGAAGACTGATGAGAAGAGATTCATCAAGGCTTGTTCAAGCTAGGGTTTCACCCTAGTTTGTTCGAAGCATACGCATAAAGTATGGCAATAGCCGAGATGATAGGGTCAACCCTGAGATATCGTAATCGGATTATACTTCCAATTGAAAGATTGCAAGACCGAGAAGAGTAATCTTGGCTTATGCCACACAAAGAAACACACTCACTAATACACACACATATACTACTAATATTTAAATCACGTGGGCAACCACATAAAATACTATAAAAACAAACACAAACCATAAAATAACGAGGAATATACTATGATAGACATACTAAATATATTAATGATAACATTTGTTATACTTTCATTGGCAGCAATAGCTTTATTAATTAAATGTGCTAGCATCATAAGGCAAAATGATGAAGAAATATATAACTTGGAAGAGACGGTGAAGATGTTGAATAGTGACTTAAATAAAATTAGAATAGATTTTAAATCAGCAGAAGAAAAGATTCAGGGGTATGAAATACATATCCGTCAACAAACTGATATAATAAAAAATAAGAATCAAATAATTAATAAATTAAAAGAGGAATAAGCAGATTAGGCAGAATGGTTTATTGGATATGGACTTCTGCTAATAGTCATGTATAGCTACTGTCTAGTCTGCATATATAATAACAAGTTAATTTATTGGCAGGGCCACCAAGAGATTAACGCAAGTGTTTTTGGTAGGGATACACTTTCCAAAACGAAAACTACCATTTATGTAAGAACCAGAGAACACTAGTAGGTTCAATTTATAATGAGTGTACGCTCCTATGATGATGTGTTACTTAAACAAGGTTTGCTCTGTACCTTGACACCAAAACAGAGCAAAATATATAATGATGCGTCTAGCATAAAAAAACTATGTGAGTGAAGATAGACCGAAAAACCACACATCATATAATGTTATCTATTAAGGAGGAGTGATATTGGAATTAACATTAAAAGAAATAGAAAAAGCTATTGA